TGCTGCTTCAAGGTGCTTGATGTATTCATCCATTGAATGATCGCCAAAGCTATCTACTTTACCTTGCTTTAGGCCCATCCATATGCCGCGCCACTTGTCTTTAATTAGCTGCCAGCCAGTTGGGTTTCTAACTTGGCCATACGCATTCAAGTAGTGTTGAGTACCGTGATGTACAAATCCAAGGAACGTTGGAGGAACAGTTGTAACGATGTCGTTGTTGTTTCTCCAACGGTGATGTACAACACCTAAGCTGTTAACATACTTGCGCCATCCCACTCTAGGCGAACCATATGTATAAAGTTCTTCTGGATCCGGAACGCTTGCATAAAACATGCAACGGCTTGCCATAATAGTTGCCATTGCTGCTCCTAGACTATGTCCACAGAACCAAACCTTTTTGCCCATATTAACAGGACGAATTAAGTCGTCGCATACCATAGGCCATAGGTCGTCTACTTCAGACTTGAAACCTTTGTGTACTCTGCTGATAGTTTCTGCTACTACAGGAATTGCTCTAAGGTCTGCTGCAATATCACTGAACTGAGTTGGTTCAGTTCCTCGACATGCTATGACCAAATCATCTTTGTTCATGAAGCGGTATGCCTGAGCACCGTCTCTATCATAAAACTCTACAGTTGTAAAGCCCAACTTCTTTGCTTGACTTTTTGCGTCCTTTAAGTTACTATAAGCTATACTTGCAAGTTTAGCAAACAATAAGGACCTTTCTTTGAAATTTAATTCTGATATAGACATTATGCCCTCCTTCATCTATTACAATCATATTTATTCTAACGCTAAATACTAGCAAGGAATGTTATAATGAAGAAACGTACTAGATCAATTTTAGAAGAACTAAACAATCTACATGCTAATCGTGATAACGATCAGTTTATAGATACTACTGCCAATAATATTATTGAGTCGGCTATCAATCTATTGAGTAGAATACACAGTATGTATGACGTCGAAACTGCTTCAGAGCTTGAAAGAAGATTCGTTAGTTCAATTAAAGCTGGAGATCCTAAAAAATTTAGACGAAGTATTACAAAGATTATTGAAGGTAAGAAAAATGACAATTCTTAAAGAAGGCGGCAATGTATTTAAAAATGCTGAAGGTCCGTTAACTCAGCGTATTGCTACAGGTGATGTAGATAGTACTGTTGCATTCTTAGAAAAGATTACAGGATACGACTGGCAGTCTGAAAAGGACGATGACGAAAGACCAGCAGCCTATTTAGGTACAACTGGACGCAAGTCAAATCCAGACGGCACATTTGAAAAGAACAGTTCAGGCGACTTAGATCTTAACACAGATCTAAACAAAGTAAGCAAGCAAGATATCATTGCCAAACTCAGTGCTTGGTTAAAAAGTCAAGGTGTACCAGAATCAGAATGGATGAATCAGGGCACAAAGAAAACCGACGGCTACATTAGAGACGCAGGCGATCAAGTACACTTCCGTACACCAATTAACGGTTCGGACAAAAACGGATTTGTACAAACAGACTTTATGTTTACAGACAATCCAAAGTTCCAACAAGGCAGCAAGCGTGGCGGTACAGAACAGTACAGCGGAAAAGATAGAATGATGGTACTGGCTAGTGTTGCTAGAGGCCGCGGACTTAAATTTAGTCCAAAATTTGGTGTAGTTGATCCTAACAAAGGCGATGAAGTAGTTGCTAATGATTGGGACGAAATTGCTAAGATCCTACTGGGAAATACAGCAACAGAAAAGGATACACGTACAGTTGAAAGTATCCTAGCAGTTATTAAAAGATTACCAGAGTACGAAGATCTAATTGGTCCAGCAAGAGACAGCCTTGCTAAAGATGGAAAAGAACTTCCAAGTGCTAATGAATCTACAGTTGAATCATTAGAAGATAAACAACTGGCAAGAATCAAAGCATTAACAGGTTCGCTGTTGAATAGTAGCGTAATGGTCTCAGGAGCATTCAACAGATGAAATACCGTGATATTAAATTAGTTGAAAGCAAGCTAGCTTTGCAAGAAGCAGAAGCACGTATTCAACACGCAGAAGATGTTATCTTTTGGGAAGGCAGTGCGGGCGCATTGCGAGTACTAGAGAGCTTGCGTAAGCTAGCTGATGGAGGACATAAAGATGTTACTATTAAGTGGGATGGTAGCCCTGCTATCATATTTGGCCGCGATGAAAATGGCGAGTTTATCCTTACAGACAAAAGCGGTTTTGGCGCAACAGGATACGACGGCAAATCAAAGAGTGCCGACGACTTAGAACAAATGTTCTTAAATCGAAGCGGCGGAAAGAACAGAGAGAATCCAAAATATGTTGCGTTTGCTGCTAATATGAAAGCAATCTTTCCGTTGTTTGAAGCAGCAGTACCAGAAGACTACAGGGGGCTGTTTAAAGGCGATTTGCTTTACTACAATACTCCGCCAGTTAAAGAAAAGAACTATGTGTTCAAGCCAAACATCGTTGAGTATGCTGTAGATGTTAATAGTGATCTAGGCAAGCGAATTGGAAAATCAAAGACAGGCGTTGTTATTCATAGACAAGTAGCATCAGATGGAACCGAAAGCCCTTTACAAGATGCAGACATATTCCAAGGTAATGATGTATTAGTTGTACCACCTGTTACTACAGCTTCGGCTCCTGAAGTACCAAATGATGTATTAGACAGAGTAGAACAAGTTGTTAAGAAAGACGCAGCAGGTATTGATCAGCTGTTAAATAAAAATACGTTACAACAACAGCAGATGAGTGACTTTGCTAAAATACTATATACATACACTAATAGTAAAGTAGACACAGGTCTTACTAACATAGGTGGCGACTTTGCTAAATGGTTAAGTACATCTAAGGTAAGCGACAAGAAAAAAATTAAGATCTTAGATTATATCAAAGCAAATCAAGCAGGCTGGAACGCTCTATGGGAAACTGTAAGTACTCTAATGAACGCTAAAGATCAAATTATCGCAAGCATCGATGCTCAAGGCGGAGATGTAAAACAAAGCATAGGCGGACAAGCAGGCGGTGAAGGCTATGTACTAGCACACCCGGGCGGCGATATTAAACTTGTGCCTCGCTCTACATTCTCAGCAGCTAACCGCGCTGCTACAAGATAAGGAAACTAAAATGAAAATTAATGAAGTAACAGCACCAGTTGCTGAAGTTGAAATGACAGCACAGCAACGTCAATTGTCAGAAATTGGCCGCACACTAATGGACATGGCAATTAGCAACAAAGACGACGAAGAGTCAAACAGCATGAGCAAGCTAGGCGACACTTTAACGCAGTTTGGCGCAGCATTTGGTCCTAAAAACTTGCAAGATGTAGTTAAGAAAACTGGACTAGATCCAAAGACAATTCAAGGATTGCTACACAAGGCACAAGCACAATTAAAGTCAGCAGGGCCTGTACGCAAAGGCGCTGATGTTCCAGACGAAGAGCCAGAAGAATATTAATAATGACTGACAAGTATACAGCGGCAGAATGGGCAGCAATGGAAGGCGGGCATGATATAACGCCTGCTGAATCTAAATTCTCATTCCTGCAGGAATTACATGAGTCACGCATGACCAAAGATAATGGTAACTCACAGAAGTTAACATATACTGATTGCGGCGAAAGAATGTATTTAACGCTGTTGGCTTTGGAAACTATGAGACAGTTTCCAGACTTTAAAAGTTATGTAGAACGATACGCAAAGAAAACTTCAGGGTTTGAAACATTCAAGTACTATCGAATTATGGGCACTGACTTGTACAACTTCATTTACTTTTTAGTAGGTGATGCAGGCGCACAAGCAAAGCTCAAAGATCCAGAAGCAGCAGCATTGTTAAAACAAAAAACTAATTTGCCTACAGCAGATATTAATAGATACATTAGAAGTTTAGCAAACGGCACTGAGCCTACATCAGTTTCGAGTATGTTTCTTAGAATAGAGTCGGCAATTAATGTAACCAATGCTGACTATAAAGCAGTGCGCAGAGCAGTAATGGACTGGGCTAAACAAAACAGACAAGACAAGCGATTGATTGCTACCCGTCTTATATTTGCAGTCCGTGCCAAACTACGCAGTTCAGACATCATTGAAGACTTTGAAAAATGGGCTGCTATCAAGAACATGGAAACGGCAAGTGTTGTTGATCCAGAACCTACAGTATCTGTTCCAGACATTAACACACGCCGTGAAAACTTGTCACTGTATAGATATCTAGTAGGCGACAAGAATTTAGCATTAACTAAAAAGTTCTTAGATCAAACCAAGAACGGCAATGCAGCAAGCTCAAACATGTTGGCAGCATACAAGCCAGCAGTTGAACTCCTTGATGATATTGTACAAGCAGGACCTGCATACGTACAACAGCTAAGAGCATTACATAATAGAGCAAAAAAAGGTCGATAACGTTATTA